TATCCAAGAGCACCATTGCAATTATAAATAACATCGTCTCCGAAGCATCTAATTTCAATAGTGTCAATGAATGTCATCAAACTTTGATATCCAGTGATTCTAATGAAAGCATACCAATGATACATGAAATTAATCATACAATTTGGAATAGTAGTATAAGTAGAACCAGAAGGTCCTCCATGATTATCCATATAAATATCACTACAAGAGACAGATACAGATCTTACAATGGCATCAAATAGAGCAGCTAGAATTCTATCAGTTCTATCATTTCCACCATTATAAGTCCAAATTGTCTTTCTAATGATCCTATATGCAATATCCATGAACTCAGATCTTAAATTTCCATCAAAAGTACCAAAATCAGCATCACACCCCCAATCACTCTTTGCACACATATCGTGATACAATTGAGCCCATTCAGGTGATGTAACATTGATTCCTACTGCATGATGCAATTTTCCTCTAAGTTTGGTCCACTCAGTTTTGAATTTACCAGCATATCTTCTGCATAGAAAAACCTGATCAAAAGGAACATTCTTAAAAATTCTAGGTTTGTCTTCTTTTCCAATAGGTCTTACTTCATCCTTGAAGCAATCTTTGTTAATAGACAAAACTCTATATCCTTTATCAGCTAAATCTTCAGTAATTCCTAGAACTTTAACAAATTCTTGTACTTCAGGTTTTTCCATATCAAGTTCTCTATATTCTTCTCCATTTTCATCTACTTTCATAGTGACATAATAATCTTTCTTATGTGATTTTCCATTATGTGTGCCGGACCAATAGATTCCTGTACTAGTTCTCATATCAATAGGATGAGAGTCAGGATCATTCCGGTCACCGTTCAGTATTTCAAAATCTGAACTAATACCTAGATCCTTACCCTCAAACTGGCTAATATAATAATTAGTAAGTTGAGATTCCATTATGTCTAGTATTTCTGGATCAATCACATTCTTAAATTTCTTTCCGAATTTCTCAGTTCTAGTTATAAGCAAATTTGGTTTTCCAGTAATATCTACTTTCAATTT